TGCATTTGCCCAAAGAATGCGGCATTTTGAGCGGCACGAAACTCGTTGGTTATTCCCTGATTTAACATTCTTTGCTTGTTAAATGTTTGAGCATCAGCCGTAGCAATAGGAATAGCAACTTTTAATATAGAGTCCATCACCGCTTCTTGCGCCATGCTTGAGTTCGCCATTCCAGAAGCGTTCATTCTCCTCATTGCTTGTCCTGCGGCGGCTCTAAACAATGGGCTGTTAGTATCGACTAAAGACGCAACTCTGTTTTCTACTACTTCAGACCTTGGCCCATTAATAACAACCTCAGACATCAAAGGCTCAAGTTGTTCTATGCCAACAGGCGTTGGATCAAAAGTTCTCCAATCTTGAGGCGCAGGGCCTTCATACTGTACACTGTCCACAGGGTATTTTTTGGATGGCGCTACTGTTACGTCTGGTTTTGGCTTTGGCTTTGGCTTTGGTTTTGGTTTTGGTTTTGGCTTATGAGTTTTAGCGGGGCCACTTAACTTTCTGCCTTCATTTCTACCATGCGTAGCATAGTGAGAAGCACCATATTCAGCAAGACTTACCCCTTTACCTGCCCAGTTTTTTTGATAATCTGCTTTTAAATCTGGATATGATTCAGCGTACTTTTTAAATGCAGGATTGGTTACTCCTTGAGAACCATGCTTTGTAGTAAACTTGGCATCTTCTGGGTTTTTATCTGCCGCGTTTCTTTCCTCTATCTCTTTTTTCTTTTTCTGTTGCTGATCAAGATAATAATCTGAGCCGCTCATCTTTTCAATCCCCTTAATGAATACTGGACAACAGCACCTTGTAAAGTAACTGGCTTGTCATAGATAGATTCATTTTTAATAATGATTCCCATTGTTTCTCCAACTCCATGTATTCTTGCTCTAGCCTTGTCAACAACAGCAATACCTAAAGTATCGCTTGATACATCATCTACTGTCCATTCATCGTTAGAAACCGATATGCTATAGTTAGCAGTAGTTGGCACACTCCCATCGCCGTAGTTGTACTCTGGCTGTATAGTTAGGGTTGTGTTAGTATCCGCGCTGAGTTCTAAAAGAATTTCCCTGAATCTTTTCTTTTGTTGTGGTGTTCCGTAATGATGGTAAGCAAGCCTGACAAAAGATGAAACGGTTTCCCCATCAAGGGATGTTCCTGAGTCTATTTTCCTAACGTATCCATCATCAAATCCGCCGTAAAGAACTTCATCTCCGTTAGAGTCTTCTCCAGAAACAGCGCAAGAAATCTGATGATCCAAAGTAAACGGTAATATTCCCATGTTCTTGCCGTTTATAAACGTCATTGCAATACCAGTTTTATCATTAAAATAAATTCTGTACTGGTTTTTATCCCTTACTCTTAAGGAAGTAATAACTTTATTTTTATACTTTTGCACAAGAGGATCAATTTTTTCAGAGACAACAGCCTGTTTAAAGTCTCCGTAGTTAAGAGTCGATCCTAAAGAAACAATTCCCCTATCATCCAAAAAGATAGTTGTCTGCATTTTTTCTATGGTGTCGCTTACAGCACCAGTTCCAGTGTAAAACTGAGTTAGATTCCAATCATCCTTAGAGGCTCCGTAAAGGATAAAAGTATTATTTCTTCCAAATATTGCAAAAGAATCTTTAGTCTCTACTGACATTCCAGTTATGTTATCCCCAACTACAATCTCTGCCGCGCCTAATGTAGTACTCCAAGTAGTTGGAAGTCCAGTAGATGAGTTTTGTAACGATCCCTTTGGGTAAGATAAGAACAAATGGTTTTTAAATACTTTAATATTTTCAGGAGTATCTGTAGTCATTCCTGTTTGTATTTTAATAAACGTAGTTCCGTCCCACTCAAAAGCATTCCCAACGCCGTTAGCGCCGTACATTTTTTCAGAAGCAGTTTCGCCTACAAAATTAAAGTTTACAAAATTATACGAACCACTTGGTTCTATTGTTTGTTCGTACAAAACTCCGTTTGCTTTTGCAACATTAACTGTAGCAGGCTCTGACGCTCCATTTACTAACGCACGTTTAACACCCCTGACTTGTATCTCTTCATTGTTAGTCCAAGTTCCAGTGTTACTAATAATAGAAAGATACCCTGCCGCATCATCAGTAGAGTATGCCCCAGTAACTATAGTTATTTTTTTTACTGTGGCAGTCTTCCCAGAGGATGATCCTGTAATTTCATCGCCCTCTTCTATCTCTACTTCACCGCCATCAAAAGCAATAGTAGACATCTGTAGGGTTTCATCATCTTGAAAAACGCCAGTAACACCTGTTAATACTACTGAACCTTTAGCCCCAGTGTCCCAATTTCCGTGGTAGGTTACCCCACTTACAGTTCCAGTTGCTCCACTAGTATTTCCAGAAATAGAAGCCCCAACAACAATTTCACCATTTGTCGTGGTTGTGTCGAAATTTAGTGCGCTACCTAGATCAACCTCTGACCATCCGGTAGATGTTGACTTGTACATGCCAGTAGTAGCGCCACCTGATTTATTTCTAAATGCATATATATTTCCAGAATAAACCCAAACACCTAAAACAGAGCCTTCTCCGGGTACTATACTTATTACGCCTCTTTGATTTTCTATTGCTGTCTTGGCTTCAGCAACAATAGAAGAACTATCGTATTTATCTCTTTGAACTGGAGGGCCATAAGAAAGACAAGTGGCGTACAGGCCCATTACCCAATCCTAAGAACAGACAACTGACCATATTGAAGTAGCATATTTTGACTGCTACCATTATCATGCTTTATCCTCGCGTAGACATCAGTGTATGTAGTATGTCCGGTTAAGTCTAATACTCCACTCATGTTAAAGTTAGCAACATCATTGGCGTTAGTAATGTATTGAATTCCTTTTAGCGCAGGAGAATCCGTTGTGCTTCCACCAGTATTATCAGTAGAAACCATTGCAGTCCAAACAATATTGGCAGTGGCTGATTGTTTTACGCACAAGTTACAGGAAACAAAATAAAAACCTTTGTCATAAACTCTAATTTGATCGCTTGCGTAATCGGCATCAGCGCCAACTGTAGTAGAAGAAACAGTACCAGTATCTTGAGATACGTCTGAGCCTGACGATCCTAAAGACCAGTCAATTGTTGCTGTGGTTCCGTTTCCGATTGCTTGGGCAACAGGGGTTCCATCAGCAGAAGCATGATTGATGCAGGCATATCCACCCATGTCAGATTCAACATACTGCCTCAACATTTGCGCCGTAATAGCGCCAGTAGTATTGTCAGCAAAACTTGTGCCTGTTAAAACTGCTCTAGTTTTTCTTAAGGCTGTAGGTGTTCCCATTATGTATACTCCACGTTAAATGCGCTTCCAAATGCGCTGTCTTTGTTCAAAAAATATATTGTTTCGCCTTCTTGAAAAGCCCCGCTAGTAGCAGTAAAATAAATATATCCTTCTGCCGCATCAGTAGGAAAAAATCCCGCTTCATCATCACTAGTAATGTCCTCTACAGACACTGATAAAATAACCCCAAGCGCACCACTAGTCTCTCCCTTTACCATATCTCCAGATGAAGGTATGTTTAAATGAAACGCTGAACTGTAGGCAGAGGAAAATACCGTATATTTTGAAGAACCTGTAGTAAACGGTATTCTGTAATACGTGATATCAGAAGGCAGTGTTTGTCCGTCTGCTCTTTCGTACCCATCTATCCTGCTGTATCTTCCCCTAATATCAACTTCAAAGTTTTTAGCGGCTATACATTCCCCTGCCTTAATAGATAAAACTGGATCAACAATATTTAATCCTCCTTCAAAAGGAAAATAATAAATATCAGTTGATGCAGGTATTACCTGATGTCTAAGAGTCATTCTGCAACTACCGTGTAGTTAAACAAATCTTGGACTTGAGAAAATCTTCTGTTTCTTTGCCCCGGTAGTTGATCAGATTCAAGTTTGTCAAGTAAGTCTGCAAACTCAGCAATAGAAGAAGCCATAATTTCAGGAGCATCATTTTGTTCTGCGTAAAAAACTTTTGCCCTGCAAATAATTATCCTGTGAAACCTGCTTGGTATAACAGACTCATCTGTACTAGCAGATAACTCTGTTGGAGTCTTCCAATACTCAGCCTTTACAGTGGTCGCTGAGTCTGGAGTGGGATAAAGATCAATTACATTGTCTGGTTTAATGCTGAATACTTCAGGAGTTGCTGAATCTACAGTTCCGTACTTGTATTCATATCTGTACTCTTTCCAAGGCATGTACTCCAGAACCTGATAATCGTCAGACGTAGGATCAAAAACAACAGAGTCTACATTCCACTGAGCCAAATCAGATGGAGAAGTAATTGTAGAGGTTCCTGATACCGTTGTTATACTTGCCTCTGCCCAGAGATAGTCCCAGTTAAACCATCTGCGCTGTATGTCCATATCAGCGTCTTTAATCTGACGTACAATATCTGTCTCTTCTTCGGCAGTGGGCGAAACACTACTAGGCCCTGTACCGGGGATACCTACTTCCCTAGCCATGTCTTGACAAAGTTGGATATACGTACTCATAAATTTCTCATAATGTCAGATATTACAATTCTTGGGTCTATATTAGAGGCGCACAAAGCGCCGCCTATTTCTTCATCTCTGTTACATGTACTAAATCCAAAGTGCATTTTATGGCATGGATAACAAGGACAGTTTTCAGGAGTCAATGATGTGGTATTGCTCCAGTGCTTGGTTAGGTTTTCTTCTGATGAATGAGAAAGAAACACGGCCTTGTGCATGCTCTTCATGCTTGCCGCATTTAACACCCCTGTCTCAGGGCCAACAACTACTGAGCAATGATCCAAGAAAGCCATAGTTTTACCAATAGTCCATTCACCTGACTTAGTAATAACTCTTGGCTCTTTTTCCCAACCAACCTCTAGTATTTTGCAAGCCTCATCACCAACAGTAACAAAAGAAACATCCTTTCTTTCTTTTAAAATTGATGCAATCATCACATCATTCCACGGCCACACTTTATGGACTGATGATCCAGACAAAGAAATCATCACAACATGTTTTGATTTTATTTTCTTTCTTTGTTTTCTTGCCCACTTCTTTTCTTCTTCTGATGGATAATACGCAGGCCTGTGTTGGAAAGGAACGCCTGCTAGTTCGTGGGTAAATTCAAGGTAGTTAACGTTACACCTTTCGTGTATTTCTTCTTTAGAGTCGTAGTACCCTTCACTTGCAGGCACTTGGTATTTTTCCCCCTTAGACTCTATTACCCTGTTTGGACATAACAGCAATGTTGCTTCTATAGACTCTGACAGTTGTACGAACTTATCAAAACAAGGAGACATCTTCTCCCAGTAATTAATAAGTTCTGTGTTGCAGATTTGATTGCCTTTCTGTATCAACAATTCGTCTACATAAGGGTTGGCCTTCAGCAGTTCAGCGCCTACTTCAGAAACATTAACGCAAACCCTGTACCCTTCTTTTTTAAACTGCGGAAACAAAGAAGACGTTTGAACAATATCTCCAAACGCTCCGTACCTGACAATACAAACAGTTTTGTTTTGTCTCTTTCCGCCAAAATCTTCTAAGGTGTAATCACTTACTTCCTTAAAAGGAATGGTTATTTTTTTCATAGTTGGTTTAGTAGTTTTTCCTTTATGGCATCTATCTTATCTTTCTTGGCTACTGCAATGCCAAGTTCTTTTGCTTTGGATATAAGGGCATTCCTGCCTGTCATACCCTTCTGCTCTTGAACCCAAGCCGTGTAGTCAACTAAACCACTACTAATTAAATCGCCGTTTACTCTGTAAAATTTATCGTTTTGAACAAAACGTGCTTCTGGCATTTCTTCTATACTGCCATGTATTTCGCCGTAAGGCTCTTCCCAGTTTATCTTGTTATTCATTATTCCAGTGGCATACGAACAGCCCCGAAAACAGAAGCATTTTCAAGAATAATAACTTCCGGTCTGGTTCCTACCCTCGCGTTGTTGTTTCGTTGATTTCGTTCAGTACTCCACTCATTTGGCTGATCCTGATTGGTATAGCCGCACTGAGCAGGGTCTTTATCTTTTTTCTCTTCTTTCATGTTTCCCCCTAAGAAAAGGGGGGCTTGCGCCCCCCAAATCCTTTACCGCATGTTGAAAGAACCACGATCCGTGGATACTTTCTTTTTAGCAACACCCATAGGCATCTGATTAGGGCCTCGACTATCCAAGCCTAAATCTTTAGGCGAGGAATTATCTTTTTCCTTTTCAGAAAGTCCATTTGCGGGGATTTTGCCACTTGCACTGTCTTTCATGGTTTACCTCCTAGTACCATTCGACTTCAACGTATGCATATCCTTTGCCTGCGGCAGTACCAGAATCAGTCGCCTGAACATAGGTAACTTCAATCTGCGTATCAGCCGGAAGTGCATCAGAAATGA